CGCCTCGACGCGGGTGTTCGACCCAAAGGCCGTCGCCTCATCCGAGGTGTCGAACCGCGTGGCGCGGTCCTCGTCATCGGACCACTCGTGCTCCATGCCCTGCTGGGCGTCCAGCAGCACCAGATACAGCGGGACCTCAATCGGACCCTTCTCAACTACGAACTTCTTCATGCTTGTTCCTCTGCTTCAGTGACTTCGAGCACCATCGCCCAGAGCCATCCCCACTCGTCCATGTCGAACTCTACGTCCCCGTCGATCTCACAGGAGTGAGGTTGACGTACCATGCCTCGTCTCCCGCCGGGGTAACCACGATCTCCGACCGGAAGCCGATCTCGTTCTGCAACTCCTGCATGATGAGCCTGAAGCGCATCAACTGCACAGGCATGGCATTGGTTTGAAGCCTGCAGAACGCGTAGTACAGACCGTACAGCACTCTCTCGGAGGTGCGGAGCGAGCAATCCACGTTGTCCGACGGCGCGTGGACCTGAACCCCGCCGGACATCAGGAAAAAACGCACGCTGTTGTTCTGCGAGGCCACATCGGAGATCAGGGCCTCATGCGACTTCGGCAGCGTGAAGTCCTGATTGCGCATCAGATCCTCGATGGCCGGGACCGCCCACGCGGCAATCGCCTCGCGCTCCTCGGCGAGGATCATCTGGGCCAGCCCGATGATCTTCTGACCGTCGGCCACCTGATTGGTGAAGTGCAGGAACAGCCAGCGCCGGTTGAAGCCGGCCGAGGTGTCCCTCGTCCGCGGCAGGTGGTTCGAGGCGAACCAGTGGGCACACAGCGGCCGGAAGCGGAAGATCTGCCCGCCCTTCATCTGGCCGTTCAGTTCCTCGCCCTCGACGATGGACTTGAACCGGTCGCCCGAGATCAGCTCCTTCTCCGACAGCTCGCCGCAGAAGTTCAGCAGCTTGCCGTGCATCTGGGTCGGGAGGAACTTGTCGGCCCAGTCATGGGGCGGCACCGAGCAGAGGGCCTCGTCGGGCATCATACCCTGCACGATGTCCTTCACGGTCGACTTGCCCGTCTTGGGCGGCCCGAACAGGCAGACGGCCCGCGAGAAGCGAGGGGCCATTCCGAACAGGGTCACCGCCAGCGCCTCGCGGAAGGCCTGCACCTTCTGGGCGTAGTCCTGATCCACACCCCACGCCTGATCGAGCAGAGCGAGCAGCCGGAGCGGCGCACCCTCATTCGGCGCATAGCGGTAGGGCAGGACGTACTTGGCCCCGTAGCAGGGGTCGTGATCCTGCAGCTGCATGTCCAGCGTCAGGTAGCCGTTGGCGAAGTTGATGCCCGGGACGTCCCACGTCTTCAGGCCCCGGGGCACCAGCATGGACGCGACGTTCAGGATGCCCTTGTGGTCGTTGAACTTGCGAGCGGCGGCCAGCTGGCCGAACTCCTCGGCCAACACCTTCATCAGGTCAGCGTCGGTCATCTGCCGCCAGTGCGCACCGGCCCACTGGTAGAACGACCCGGCCTCGTAGCGAACCTCGCCGTACCGCTCCAGCTCCTTGATCAGATGCTGGGCGATCTCGGTGTGGTCGGTGCCGGACATCGTCGAACCCTTCAGCTCCTTGATGCGCTTGCGCATCGAGGCCATCGTCAGCAGCCGGGAGTTGCCGTTGTAGATGTACTGCAGGATGATGTCGCACTGCAGGTCGCCCATGTGCTGCGACTTGGCCAGCCGGACGAGCACCTCGTCCACGATGGCGGCCCGGGACGCCTGCTTGTCGCGCGGGATCTCGGTGAACTTGTCGGTCAGGTACGAGATATACTCCTCGACCGTCCACTCCTCGACCTCGTCGCCGAAGTACTTCTTGCACTCGAGGATTTCGTCGTCGCCCAGCCCCAGCGACCACCCCTCGGGGAGGACCTTCTGGTGCTCCATGATGTCCCGACGGACGAACTCCATCACCTTCTCGCGGGCCTTGGAGGGGTCCATCGGGTCGCCAGCGACATTCTCGGTGAAGCCCACGACCCACGCCTCGGCCTCGTTGAGGGCCTCGCACAGCGTCCGCTCGCCCTTCAGGACGCCACGCGCCAGCAGACCAGCCATGGCCGTCAGCGCACTGTCCCGGCCGCCGGCGGGGACCCACTTGGTGACCGCCACCGACCCGCGCGACGAGAGCTTGATGCCCGCATCGATCAGGCCCTGCCGGAACTGGACCTCGAAGTCGCGCGGGAGCGGCACGACCTTGTCCAGCACGTCCACCAGCTCGGCGTTGGCGGTGTAGGGCTTCTGGGTGTCGGGGTGGATCGAGGGCGGCAGCACGATCTGCGTCCCGCGAGACAGGATCTCGCAGATGACCGCGCCATCCTCGCCCTTGATGCGCGTCGTGCGCTCCTCGTTGTACTTGAAGACCCGGACCGAGCCCTTCTTGCCGACCCGCACCCACGGGGTCGGCGGCAGGAGGCTGTCCAGCACGCGCGAGACGCGCGGGTCCTCGGTGTCGAGGTCGATGGCGACCAGACCGGAGCAGGGGCCGAGCGGCAGACCGATGTTCCCGTCGGGATACTGGTCCAGCCACGACTGTTGGGTGCCCGGATCGGGCATCTGGGTCGCGAACGACTGCCACGCGTTCGGCGCGGGCATCTTCTGCTTTGGCTTGAGCGGGATGACCGGGAGGCCAGCGGCCCAGTGCTTGGGGGCTACTTCACGAAACATCGACGAGGCCTTCGATCTGCTGGATGAACGCCGTGCGCTGAGCCGGCGTGAGGAACTGCTCCATGGTCTCGACGAGCACACGCTGCGCCCGGGCCATGTTGCGGATGTTGAACCGCTTGGACTGGAGGTCGACCAGCTTCACGAGCAGGTTGTTGCCGGTGTTCAGGAAGGACATCTTGTCCTTCATGTCCGAGCCCGTGTAGTTCTTCATGTCGAGCTTCACGGTCTCGATGATCTGGGCGATCTCCCGGTCCAGCTCAGCGTCGCCGGGGTCGATCAGACGTTCGACGAAGCCGGTGTCGACCTTCTCGCCGCCGACCAATCGCCGCAGCATGGCCTTCACGGTGGGTGGATAGGGGCACTCCGGCCGGTCGAGCAGGTCGGGAACCGACTTCAGCTGGACTTCGAGGGCGCGGAACGGGGTGAGGGAGGCCTCGCTGAGAGGCGGGTAGTGGGGGCTGGTCATGAACCCCCTCTACTTTCCATAACAGGAACGCGTCAACTATGCGCGGGCACGAAAAGTTCAATGTCCTATGGAAGTTTATCTACTTGTGCTGACCGCCCGGCTCGGGCAGCTACGCGGCATGGACATCTTCGCCGTACTCCTCGACGTCGCCCGCACCATCGGCATGGTGGTCATGCTGCTCCTGCTGGCATTGGTCATGCCCCTGCTGGGGCTGCTGTTCGGGGCGTTCGTCTGTCTGGTCCTGATCTTCGCGGTGCTGCGCGGTGGCCGCGAGCTGTTCCTCGAATGGCGGCGCGCCCGGGCCTTCACCCGGCCCGCGGAGCGTGACCGCGCGTGAACAACCCCGTCCTCCAGCAGTTTCTGGATGACCTGAAGGCGCGCTACCCTATCGACGGGGACGACGTCAGCTACAGCCAGTGGCTGAGCCTCAACACGAAGCTGAACAACCGGCCCTTCGCCTACGAGGGCTTCGAGTTCCAGCGCCGGATCGTGGACGACATGCACCCCGACATGTCGGTCATCAAGCCGTCTCAGGTCGGGATGACCGAGGTGCAGGTCCGCAAGTTCCTCGCCTTCCTGACCCGCAACCGGGGCACCTCGGGGATCTTCTCGTTCCCCAACGAGAAGATGTTCAAGCAGAACTCCAAGACCCGCATCCGGCCGGTCATCAAGCAGCCGGCCTTCAACTCGACCGGGCTGGAGGACGACAAGCCCACCCGGGCGATGAACCTGTACGAGATCAACGGCTCATTCGCCCACATCACCGGCATGACCGAGGGCGACGCCACATCGACGCCGGCCGACATCCTGTTCCACGACGAGCTCGACCTGTCGGACATGACGATGATCGGGCTGTACCAGTCCCGTCTGCAGAACTCGGCCTTCAAGATCACGCAGGCCTTCTCGACCCCGACCTTCCCCGGCTTCGGCATCGAC